CATGGCGCGAAGAATGCCTTCGGCCGTGGCGACGATGCGCCCTTCGCTGTCGCGCTGGGGTTGCGCAGGACCGCCGCGGGCGTCCGTCCCGATCGCCGGCAGACGGACTTCGCTCATGCGCGCGGCAAGGCCGGACGCAGGGGCGTGCATGCCGAAGGCTTCGAGATCGACCTCGCATTCGGAGGCCGGACGGTTCGTGTCGAAGGCGAGGCGGAAGGCGTAATTCCAGCCGGCTTCGCTCGCGGTCGCGACCTTGTGGGCGAAGATCGCCTTGATGCGCGCGCGCTCGGCGAGGGCGCCCTGAGCGCGGGCGTCCTTATCCTTATCCTTATCCTTCTCTTTGTCCTTGTCCTTTTCCTCGTCCTCGGCGGCCTTTTTGCGAGCCGCGGCCTCCTTGTCCTTTTTCTCTTTCTCTTTTTCCTCGTCCTCCGCGGCCTTGCGGCGGGCCTCCTCGTCATCGGCGGCGCGCACGCCAGCGGCTAGAGCGGCCGAGGCGCTAGAGGGGCGAAACGGAAAATTCGGGACGATCGACACGATGTTTCTCCTTCCAAAGCTCGCCTTTAGCGGGCTGCCTTTTCGAGTTTCGAGAACGCCGCTTGCGGCGAGAGAACGGCGTCGGCGAAACCAGCCTCGACCGCATTGGCGCCGAGGAAGACCCCGGCTTCAGTGTCGCGCACGGCCTTCTGGGTCATGCTCCGGTTCCGGGCGACGGTTGAGACAAAGAGCTTGCCGATGGTGTCGATCTCGGCCTGGATTCGGCCCTTGGCGCCGTCGCTCAAAGGCCCGAAGGGACCGCGCTCGGCTTTTTGGGCGCCGAAGGTGAAGACGCTGACGTTGACGCCGAAGCTTTCGAGCGCCTTCGAGATGTCGGCGTGCAGCGAGATGACGCCGACCGATCCGGCGCCGCCCGTGGCGGGAACCGAGATGAAGTCGCACGCGGATGCGAGCGCATAGGCCGCCGAGTAGCCGTAAGGGTTCAAGATTGCGTGAATCGGCTTGTCGCCGCCGCGCATACCGTGAACGAGGTCGGCCGCCTCGAAGGCGCCGTCGACTTCGCCGCCCGGCGATTTGATGTCGAGAGCGACGCCCTTGACGCGCGGGTCGGCGAGCGCCGCCCCGATCGAGGCGGTAATGTCGTCATAGGACGCCTCGCCCCACATGCCGGTGTGGCTGTGGACCAAAACGCCGCTGATCGGCACGACGGCGATGTCGCCGATCAGCGCAAAGCCCTGCTTGTCGGGATCGCCGGACTGAGCCTCGGCGCGCAGCCGCGCCTCATACTCGCCCTCACGGTTCGCCAGCGCCTCAAGGAGAGACGGGACGAACGAGGGCTCAAGCGCAAGAGGGCGCGAGACAAAGCGATCAGCGAGATTGTAGAGCACTTGAAACCTCGCGAAATGTTGGCGGAGGGCAGCCGGAGCGTCGGGCTACTACTTCCCGCCAGGGACCTGAGGCTTTGCCGGTGGCTTCCCTGGCTGCTTGGTGGCTTCCAGGCCTTCCTGCTCGCCCTTGATCGGAATGACGCCGCTCCATGCGGGCCGCGGAATGCCGAGTTTGTCGAACCGCTCAAGCTCGAATTTGCGCTGATCGAGCAGTTCTTCCCATTCGAGACCCTGTTGGGCCGCTTCGTCCTCGAGCGTGCCCAATCCTGCATCCATTCTCATTACGGCCGCCTGCACTTCTGCAACTGGATCGACCCATCCGAGGGCCGGTCCGAGCCAGCGGCATTTTGAGAGCGCGCCGCGGAAAGACGCGAAATCCGGGCGCTTGTTGCCGGGCCACGGGTACTCGTCGGCCTCGACCGATTCCTCGAGCCAGCAGGCGCGGATCGGGCTGGCGAAGCCGGTCGTGAAATCGTGGCGGCGCCGGTGCAGGGTCTTCCAGGCTTCGAGCAGCGCGCCGCGCGCCGACGAATAGTTGACGTCGGACCAGTCGTTGGTCAGTTGCGAGGCCGAGAGCCCGATTGCGGTCGCGCAGTTGCGTAGGACGGCGGACTCAAATTCCTTGAAATTGCCGTGCGGGTGCGTCGCCTGGACGGTGTTGATCTTCTCGCCGGGGAAGACGACGGGAATGCGCGCATTCCCGATGACGATGCGGCTCCCGGCGTCGCCGCCCCAGAACTCGGTGCGCGCGGCCTGATAATTGCCGAGCCGCTCGCCGTCATCCATGGCCTCGGCGGCAAGCTGCGGATCGAAGGGGCTTTCGACGTAGGCGGCGAACATCGAGTTGATGATCGCGGAATCGAGCTCGACGCCGTCATATTTCACGAGCATCCGCATGCGTTGCAGGATCGGGGTGAAAACGCCCGCGCCGCCGCGGTGCTGGCCGGCCCGGTCATGCTCGAAATCGTGCACCACGATCGGTCGCCCGAAACTTGTTTCACGAGGAATGAGGTCCCAGGTGAGCGACTTCGCCGCGTTGAACCAGTCGCCAGCGTGCGCACGGCGAATCCAGTAGCCGGTCGCCGCGCCGTTGTCGTCGACGACGACGCCGCCGCGCCAGGTCTGGTTATCGAACCGCATTTGCGGATTCGAGAGGCGATCCGGGTCGACCAGTTGGACGCAGGTCGCATATTTCGCCTGGCCGCGCCCGATGCGTTCGGGCATCCACTGCATGACGGAAAGGGCGTCGCCGTCGATGAGCTTGTGGCGAAAGCCCGTGTTCATGAGTTGCGGGAACGTCTGGTTGCGCGCCGCGTCGCAATATTTGCCGGGGTCCTCGGTCGCCCACGCGCGCCAGTGCGCGTCGACGACGCCCGCGAACTCTTTGGCCCAATCGAGGTCGTAACCCTTATTGTCGAGCGCAATCGCCAGATAGCGGTAATCCGGCTTCGAGATCGGGCGAAGATTAGCGCCAACCGCGTTGTCGAGGATGCGAGTGACCGCGCCAGAGGCCCAACCATCGTTTCTGACGAGATCGCGGACGCGGGAGACGATCCGGTCGCGATATAGGTTGAGTTCGGCGTCTGGCGACCAGATGTACGGCGTCCAAGCGGACATGTGCGGGCCAAATATGTCGGCCGCATCAAATGGAGGCCCACCAAAACTACCGCTGCCACCGTTAAGCGCCCTCGGGCGAGATTGCCCCGTACCCGCAACGCGAGAGGGCGATGGTGGTAAAGGGTTGCCGTCAACGCCCAAAATTCTAACCGGGTTCTCAGGCATTTGGTGTACAACTCCCTGAGTGAGCGACTTCTATATCTACATTTACTTCCGGCCGAACGGCGTCCCTTGCTATGTCGGCAAGGGACGCGGAAGGCGTTGGCGCGATCACTTCAGGGCGACGCGCAACCCGCACCTTGCCAACATCATCAAGACGGCTGGCGGTGAAATCCCCGTCGCCAAAATTCACGTCGGATTGAGCGAGGCCCAAGCCTTTCAATTTGAAGTCGCGCTCATCAAGGCAATCGGCCGGAAGCCTGCCGGCCCTTTGGTCAATTTGACCGATGGTGGCGAAGGCCCAACCGGCCAAAAGATGTCGCCGCAAGCTCGCGCTCTGATGAGCGAACAGAGGCGCGGTAAGCCGAAGTCGCCGGACCACCGCGCGAAATTGGGTAGCCATCCTTAATTCACCGACAAGCCGGGAAAACAATCGAAATAGCAGGAAAGGTCGCAAACTCTCGGCGGAACACAAAGCTAAAATTGGAATCAATAGCCGCGAACGGCTTAAAGACCCGACTGCCCGTGCAAAGCTGCATGCTCACCTTGTGCCCGGATTTCAGGCGAAAATCGCAAGGCGTCCCCTGTCGGAGGATCATAGAGAGAAAATCAGGCTTAGCTCAATCTTAGCCGCGGCGCGCCGCCTGCGCGATAACAAGGGCCACTTTATTTCAGTAGACCGAGAAGCCCTGGCAGAGGCTGCGGGTGTCGTCGACGCCGAAGCGCCCGGTGCGGAACGAGAGGTCCGCGGTCGTGATCGAACCCGCCGAGCCGAGCGAGGCGAGCAGGGCCGTCGCCGTCTGGGCGGTGGGGTTGACGATGAGCTTGTTCGTATCGGTGCGCACGACCAGCACGCCAGCGGCGATCGTCGCGCCGCCAGCAATGGCGGTCTCGCGCGGAGAGACGGCGGTATAGGCCATGGCGTTCCCCTTTTAGTGCAGGAGGTATCCGACGACGCCCGCGGCAAAGAGCGCGCCCGCGATGATCGCAAAGATCACCCAGATGTTCCCAGGGTAGTTTGGAGGCGTCATTGGCGTTCTGCTCAGGACGTAATCGAGGCGCGCACGGCGGATGGCCTGCTTTAAGTCGGCGCGACGCACGGCAGATAGACCGAGTGCACGATCGTCTCGCCCTGAACGGTCTCGGCCGTGATCTGGATCGCGTAAATGACGTTCGGCTGAAACCCGGTCGAGCCCAGGACGAACGCCGATCCGAGGTTGACGATGACGACGTTGCCCTCAATGACCGGCGAGCCGTTGATGAGCGCCGCAGCGGCTGAGTCTTGGGCGCTGCCCGTCGTCGACGACATGATCGCGACGGTCGCTGAGGCCACAGCGTCGTTGACGTCGAGGTCGTCGGTGAAATCGATCGCCCAATCGCGGATCGTGCCGGGCGCGGTCGAGGGGAACGACCCGACGAGGGCGACGCCTGAGATCGCGGCGAGGATATAGGGCGGCGCCGGGACGAAGGTGGTCATCGCGCGAAATAGGGCCGCAAGGCGCGGCGCCCTCTATTGATCCCAAGCATGCGCTGCAACAGGAAGATGAACGCCTCAAGGCGCTGGATATCGGTCGCAAGATAGGTGACATTCTTGCCGTCGTAGCCGACGCTCGTCACCATCTGCTGGCCCGAGCAGAGTTCGACATAGGACGCCTGGGCGGTCGCAAGCCAGGCCTGCAACTGAGCCTGAGAGGCGCCGGCGAGAGCGGTGCGGGTCGGGTCGAACCACATGCCAGCCTCCCTTTATTTGGGCAGGCGAGACGCCAGCGAGGCGACGGGCGAGGCCTTGAGTCGCACTTCGGCCTCGCGCCGCTCGAAAGTGACCATGACCGCTGAGCGCGCCGCCGTGGCATAGACCAAGGCGTCTAAGGCCTCCGCACGGGTCCGGCTCGAAACGCGCTCGAACCGTCTTATCGGCTGGCCGCGGGAATAGCGGATGACGCGCCGCTCGCTCGCCAGTTGCTCGTAATACACAGGCTCTAAAGAATTGGAGAACCGGATGCCGCGCCCGCGCTGCAGCTTGTCGAAAATGAGGTTCTTGAGCGTGTCGACGCCGATGAGCGCGAAGCGGTCAGCCATCTTCTTGCCCTTCGACATGGCGAAGCTCTGGCGCGCGCCATACATGCCCTTGCCGGCGAAGATGCGCCGGTTCTTCTTCGGGATGCAGAAATTGAGGACCGTCTGGTAGTGGTCGCCGTCGCCGGCGTCGATGACGGCCGCGTCGATCTTGAGTTGGCCGCCGTAGGGATGGCGCCATTTGGTCCGAAGGAGCTCGTCGACCTCGTCCCAGGTCGAGTCGTCCGTGAACGATCCCCAGACGACGATATGGCCAAGGATCAAGCACTCGCTCTCCTTGGTCCACCCACAGATGGTGACCTCGACGCGATCGTCTTGGACATCGGCGCCAGCGGTCATGACGAGGACCGAGGCCGGGATATCGTTTAGGTCCCAAGACTCGGCACGCGCAGCGAGCGCGTCCTCATTGACCATCGCCGGCGTCGACCAGCCCTGGCCGAGCAAGGTGTTGACGAAGACCTGCAATTCGGCCGGGTCGTCCTTGGCGGCGATAAATTCAGCGGCAAGTTGCGCCCAGGTCGCATTGGCCACCAGCGAGACGAGAGCGTTGAGCCGGAAGCCGGCGTGCGCTTTGACCTCGGGCTTGGTGACCCGCCATTGCCCTGCGCCGACCATGCCGGCCTTTTCAAGCTCGGAGATATGCTCCTTGCAATGGGGGCATTCGAACGCCGCCTTCTCGGGTTCGCCATCCGGCCAGACAATGTGCTCCCACATCATTTCGGTGAAGGCGCCGCAGCGCGGGCAGGGGACCTCGTAGACCCGCTGATCGCTCTCCGCGTAGCCCTTGAGGACGTGACTGGTGTCACTGAAGACCGGGGTCGAACCAATGATGATCTTGCGGTTGGCGAACGTCAGCGTGCGCTTCTCGCCGAGCTTGATCGGGCTGCCTTCCGCGCCGACCTCCATAGCGTCGGCCTCATCGACGATCAGAATACGCGCGGTGTGGCGGCGCAGGTTGCGAGGCGACTTCGCGGCGACGATCTTCAAGCTACCACCGGCAAAGCGGCGCGAGAGCAGGGTATTGCGCCCGCCCTCGTCCTCGGCGTCGCCAAGCGCGCCGCTCAGCGTGGGCGAGGCCTCGAAGATCGGCTCGATATCCGAGACCATATAGTCGCGGGCGTCGCTCTCGGTCGGCAGCAGCGCCAAAATCGGCGAGGGCTCGTTGACGATATACGAGCCGATAGCGCCGGTGAGCAGCGTCGTGAACCCGACGCGAGAGGGCTTGACGAGGGTCACGCGCTCGATGAGCGGGTCGCTGATCGCATCCGCGATCGCCGGCTGGTAGGGCCAAAGGCGGATCGTGCCAGGCAGCGCCGAGACGCCCTCAGGCAGTTTGATATTCGCCTCGATCCACCGGCTGAGACTCTGCCGCATCGGCGGCCGAAGCTCTTTGTCCATCAGCCTCAAGATCATCGACGAGAGCGGGTGCATTGTTCGCCAGTTCGTTTAGCGCTTCCCTGATTTCGCGGTCGATCGCATCGAGGGCCGCAAGCGCCAGCCCAGGAACACGGCCGGCGACGCGCGACGGGATCGCGAGGACCGCCGCGCGCAGCGCCCGGAGGAGCGCCGCCCAGAACGCCTCGACGTCTTTTAGCGGGACAAGCTCGCGCGCCAGCACGCCCGCTTTTCTCTCCGCGAGCTTTGTCTGCGCCTGGATCAGCTTCGCGCGCGCCGATTCGACCGGGCTCCCGCGGCCGCTCGCCGCCTTGCGAAGCCCCTCGATGTAATTGTTGCACGACTTGACGAGGCGGTAGCGGCCGGGCGAGACGGCGACGAACATCCCCTTGCTCGCATAGTCCTGCGCCGTGTTCTTCGAGATCGCGCAGAACAGCGCAAGGTCGTCGATCGTCCCGACGAAGTCTTTTTCGCTGACCGTAAGCGCCATTTAGATACCTCCGCCCCGAAAACTTTTGCAGCAATTTTTACGGATCGCTTGCGCGGTTCC